ATTTAGATGGACGTAAAGGTTCGCTAGCATTTTGGAATTATTTTCAACAATTTTATGATGATATCTTTTTTCCAACTCTTGAGAAGGAAGGTATCTCAACGATCATTGACCTTGGTGACACTTTTGATAACCGAAAGTCTGTGGATTACAATGTATGTAATCGAGTTATGTCTAATTATTTCGATAGACTAAAAAATTATGATGTACACATGCTGCTCGGCAATCATTGTGTGTACTACAAGAACACTAATAAGATTAACTCACCAGAGTTACTTCTTAAGCAGTATGACAATATCAAGATCTATGCTGAACCTAAACATTTAAAACTTGGTAGTAAGAAATTTCTTATGCTTCCTTGGATTAACAGAGAGAATCAAGATTCTGTTTCAAAATTGCTTGAGACTAGTGAAGCAGATATTCTATGTGGTCATCTAGAACTTTCTGGGTTTGAGATTACTCCGGGCATGAAGATGGATCATGGTATGGATGCTGGTTTATTCCATCGTTTCAAACGTGTGTGGTCTGGACATTATCACCACAAATCAAAAAAAGGTAACGTCCAGTATCTTGGCAATCCCTATCAGATGTTTTGGAATGATTATAAAGACACTCGCGGTTTCCATATCTACGATACTGAAAGTGATAAACTTAAGTTTGTCCGAAATCCCTACGAAATCTTTGACAAGATCTTCTATGACGACACCAGTGTGGACTACAACAAACAAGATGTGTCTAGTTATAAAAACAAGTTCGTCAAAGTTATCGTGGAACAAAAGCAAGACTACCATATGTTTGAAACATTGGTTGATCGTCTTTACAATGTAGGTGTCCATGATGTAAAGATCGCGGAAACTCTTATCGATGAAGATTTAGAAAATTCTTCTGTTGATGTTGAGATCAAAGATACCATGACACTTCTCAGTGAATATATTGATGAGGTAGAAATGTCCGTAAGTAAATCAGATCTTAAGAATCTAATGAAGTCTCTATATATTGAAAGTTGCGAGATATCATAATGTATATTCTTACTCTTAAAGGAAAAGAAACTGGAGTCTTTACTGTAATCAATGATTATGGTGAGCAAGTTATACCAATCTTTGAGGAGTATGATGATGCAGATCGATATAATATTATGATGGATGATATCTCAGAAAAAAAGTTGCCTTTGAATGTTACTGAAGTAGAAAAGACAACAATATGTATGGCATGTATTGAAAGAGAACAAAAATATGCTATAATCACTTCAGATGATCTCTTGATTCCCCCGAAAAGATTACCGCATGATCAGTTTTAAAAAAATTCGATGGAAGAATTTCTTGTCTACAGGAAATAATTTTACCGAAGTTGATATTTGTAAGAACAAAACAAATTTAATCGTTGGAGAAAACGGAGCAGGTAAGAGCACCATCTTGGATGCTCTTACTTTTTCTTTATTTGGAAAACCTTTTCGTAAAATTAACAAACCGATGCTTGTTAATAGTATCAATGAAAAGGATTGTCTAACTGAGATTGAATTTAGTATTGGTAAAAACGATTATAAAGTTATTCGTGGTATCAAACCTAATGTGTTTGAAGTCTATTGTAACGATCAATTGTGGAATCAAGAGAGTACAACAGTAGATCAACAGAAAAATCTTGAGCAAAATATACTCAAGATGAATTACAAATCATTCACCCAGATAGTGGTGCTTGGTTCATCGACGTTTGTTCCATTCATGCGTTTACCTGTTGTCCAACGTCGTGAAATTATTGAAGATATTCTGGACATACAAATTTTTTCTACGATGAACGTAGTTCTTAAAGATAAAATTAGAGAGAACAGAGATGAATTAAAAGAGTTTGATTATCAATTAGATCTTCTTAACGAGAAAATTGAATTACAAAAAAATTATCTTGTAGAACTGGACAAGAAAAATAAAGCAGACATAGTTAAAAAAGAAGAAAAGATTGTAGACTTGGTTAATAGTGAGAATTCTCAATATCTTCTTATTGAAAAAACAAATAAAGATATTGAAAATATCAAAGAACAAATTACTGAGTACTCTTCATCATCTGATAAACTTAAAAAGTTAAATACTTTTCTTATTAAATTAAGTTCTAAATTACAAACATGCCAAAAGGAGCATGAGTTCTTTGAGAAGAATCATGTCTGTCCTACATGTACTCAAGACATTTCTGATCAACTCAGAACAGATAAACTCACTTCTGGTAAAAATAAAATAGATGAAATGAGTATTGGTTACAACGAAATTCTTTCTGCTATTGGTGAGGAAGAAACTCGTTTTACTAAATTAAATGAACTCTCTGGAGAAATTACTAATAGCAATAGTATAATTTCTCAAGCAAACTTTAAAGTAAATCAAATTCGTAAAAGTATCGGTGAAGTTGACATAGAGATTAAGGACTTGGAGTCTGAGGGTGCAGATAAAAAAGAAGCATACTTTAAACTAGAAAACTTAGTTGGCGATAAAAAAGAATTAAATTTTCAATTATCTGAATCTAAAAAAGATAAAGATGTATTAAGTGTTGCCTCTCAGTTGTTGAAAGATAATGGAATTAAGACTAGAATAATAAGGAAGTATCTTCCTACTATGAATAAACTGATTAATCAGTATCTTCAAGGTATGGAGTTTTACGTTAATTTTAGTCTCGATGAAAACTTTGAAGAAACTATTAAGTCTCGATACAGAGATCAATTCTCTTATGCCTCCTTCAGTGAAGGAGAGAAAGCTCGTATCGATATTGCTCTGTTGCTTACTTGGCGCTCTATTGCTAAACTTAAGAATAGTGTGGATACTAACCTCCTCATACTAGATGAGATCTTCGATGGTTCTCTAGATCAACAAGGAGGTAGTGACCTTGGTTGGATCCTTAGAAATTTTGATGATAGTGTTTCCATCTATGTAATCTCTCATAAAGAACAAATTAATGACAAGTATGATAGAACTCTCAATGTAGAGAAAGTCAAGAACTATTCTGTTGTACGTGAATCTTTTGGTGAATAATGGATTATCCTACACTTAAAACTAATAATGGATGGGAGATCTACCCTCTTTTTGCTAAAGCATTATCTGTAAATTATGTCTCCGAAGACATTTCTAAAAAACTTATAGAGATTAGTGGAGAAGTTGAATGGTTAGAAGACGATGAAGACTCTGGATCTTATGGTGCGGTATCATCTAAAAAAAATGTTTTATCAATAGATCAAGATCTTCATGATAAAATGAAACAGATATGTCTTGAGTATGTTGTTAACACATTAGGTTATAATTGTGATATTCAGTTCACCACATCTTGGTTTGCTAGAACTGAGCACAATGGACAATGTGAAATTCATACACATAATAATTCTTGGTTTAGTGGAGTGCTTTACTTTGGAGATTATGATCCTAATACTTCCGCAATAAGATTTTACAAAGGAGACCACGATTGTATCTTTGCTCCTACTATAAAATATAATTTTTTTAATTCTTACAATTGGGATATGTATCCCTTATCCAATATGCTTATATTATTTCCAAGTGACTTGAGGCATAAAGTTCTTAAAAATAAATCAAATAATACTAGGTATGCATTAGCATTTAATATTATGCCCAAAGGAGATGCAGGTATATCAGACTCTGCGTTCCAATATTAGAAGTGGCATAGGGGGACTTGCGGGTCCCCTTTTTTATTGTATACTAGTGGGAACAGAGAAAAAAATCATGCTTACCAAGACACAAGAAATCAAAGGAAGTCTTGCTAAGTTGCTTGCTACAGAGAATCTTGTAGTAGAGCATAAGAACTGCTCCACAGCTTCTTTCAATGTTGATGAACGTGTTCTAATCTTACCTAAGTGGGATCGTGCCTCTACTATTGTATACGATCTTCTTGTGGGACATGAAGTTGGACATGCTTTGTTCACCCCCGTTTGGGGAGATTTTGAATGCCCTATGTCTTATGTAAATGTGACTGAGGATGCTCGCGTTGAAAAGTTAATGAAGCGACGTTATCCTGGTCTACGTAAGTCTTTTTTCTTTGGTTATAAAGAATTGAATGATCGTGATTTCTTTTCTATTGCTGGAGAAGATCTCGATACTTATACTTTGATAGATCGTATTAACTTGTATTTCAAATTGGGTATTGTTGATGTTGACATACCATTTAGTACTAAAGAAAAATTTTTAGTTGAAAAAGTTGAGAAGATTGAAACTTTCGATGAAGCAGTTGAGGTTGCTACTGAAATTTGGATCTTCTCTAAGGAGCAACAAAAACAATTAGAAGAACTTGCTAATGTTCCATTGTCAGGAACTGATGGTGGTGGTTCTGAGTCTGAGTCTGAGTCTACCAATACAGAAAGCATGGATGATATGCAATCTGGAGGAGAAACCATGACTCACGAAGAAATGCTTGAAGAAGCAGAAAGACGTGAGAAAGAAAATGCATCATCCGATGATGAATGTCCTGGTGGAACACATGCACAATCAACAGACAATGTAAGTACTCAAGAATCATTTGATAAAGCAACAAAAGGATTGAATGATACTTATAGTGGAAGCAATACTATTTACATAGATATGCCTAGTATTAAAACTTCAAATTATGTTGCGGACTGGGAAGTTATTCATGATTGGATTGCTACTTGTCGTGATGATAATGCAGATTATTCTTTCGTAGATAATCAGTACAATGAATTTAAAAAAAGTATTGTCAATGAAGTAAATTATCTTGTGAAAGAATTTGAATGCAAGAAAGCAGCAGATGCTTATTCTCGCTCACAAACTTCTAGAACTGGTGTGTTAGATTGTTCCAAACTTCATACTTACAAATACAATGAAGACTTATTTAAAAAAGTAACTTCTATTCCTGAAGGCAAAAATCATGGAATGCTTTTCTGTCTTGATTGGTCTGGATCTATGGGATCTACAATGCTTCCCACTATCAAACAACTTCTTATACTCTGTATGTTCTGTAAGAAAGTTAATATTCCATTTGAGGTATATGCTTTTACTAATGAGTGGTGGCAAGCAGAACGCTCAATCTATGAGAGTGAATTTATTAGTGACAAAGAGTATCTTAAGAAAAACGAAATATTTGTTAGTAAACAATTTTTCCGAATGATGAATATTATTTCTTCTCGTTCTAATGCACAAAACTTTGAAATTCAGTGTTTAAATATCTTTCGTGAAGTTATGTGCATGACACACTACTGCGGATATCGTCAAACTATTGGAATGTCTTTATCAGGCACTCCTCTTAACGAAGCAATTATGGTTGTCAACAACATCATTCCAGAGTTTAAAGCATATGCTAAAGTAAGTAAAGTTAACCTTTGCATTCTTACTGATGGAGAATCTGGTCCTTCAGTTTATGGATCTGAAGTTATTTCTTATGATGGTAACTCTACTAGAATGACTCAACGCCGTGTAGATTGTGGTAGTAAAATTATTATTCGTGATCGTAAATTGGGACGTACATATAATAATCTTTATTCGTGGTATGAAATTACTAACTTGTTTATTCAAAACTTGAAGGAGAATAATCCCGATGTAAATGTGATGGGTATCAGATTGATTGATGGTAATGGTCTTACTTCCTATTATCGCTTCTTCTGTAAACAAACTATGGAAGGTCTATCAACTATTAAAAAAATGTGGACTAAAGATAAGTCAGCTGTCCTTCCTGATCCTATTGCCTATGATGCACTATATGCTATCTCTACTAAAAATTCTAATGAAAACAATACTGGACTAGATGTTGCTCCTGGTTCTTCAAAGTCTGAAGTCAAAGCTGCTTTCAAGAAAATGCTTGCCAAAAAATCTTCTAACAAAAAAGTCCTCAACTCTTTCATCGATACCATCGCATAACCGGTTAAATAACTGTCCACTCTGCCCTGAGTCTGCCCCCACTCTGCCCTATAATTAATTCATCGAAACAAATCAAATGCCTCTTTCCGCTCGCATCGACATGATTCAACTCTTCAAGTACATTGAAGATAATTTTGGTACTGAAGTTGGCACTAGTGCTCTACGTGCTGCTGCAAATGCACAAGGTGTTTCTTATGCAACTATCGTAAATCGTATGGAACCATACAAGACTGGACGTGGTGAGTGGAATCTTACTATCAATGAAGTACGACAGCAACTAGAAGAAAATATTGTTTCTGATTCTATTCAGAATCTTACTCCCGCTAAAGATAAAACTTTTATTCCTTTTGGAAATTTTGTTGACGTAAAAAAGATCATCAAGTCTCGTATCTTCTATCCTACTTTTATTACTGGTATGTCTGGTAATGGTAAAACCATGTCTGTTGAGCAGGCATGTGCTTCTCTAAATAGAGAACTTATTCGAGTGAATATTACCATTGAGACTGACGAGGATGATCTTATTGGTGGTTTTCGTCTTGTTAATGGCGAAACTGTTTGGCACAACGGACCAGTCGTTGAGGCTTTGGAACGCGGAGCTGTGTTGCTTCTAGATGAAGTTGACCTTGCTTCCAATAAAATTATGTGTCTCCAGTCTATTCTTGAAGGTAAAGGTATCTTCTTGAAGAAGACAGGCAAGTATATTCAACCTACTAGCGGGTTTAATATTTTCGCTACTGCTAATACTAAAGGTAAAGGTTCTGATGATGGTCGTTTTATTGGAACAAATATTCTTAATGAGGCATTCTTGGAACGCTTTGCGTTGACGTTTGAGCAAGAGTATCCAAGTATTAAAGTAGAGCAAAAAATTCTTGAGGGAATCTCTCTTGATCTTGGTTTGGAAGATCGCGAGTTCTGTGAGAAACTTGCTAACTGGGCAGACATTATTCGCAAGACTTTTGCTGTTGGTGGTACTAATGAAGTTATTTCTACTCGCCGCTTAACTCACATTATTCGTGCATATTCTATTTGGAATGATCGTATCAAAGCAATTAAAGTTTGTACTAATCGTTTTGATGAAGAAACCAAAATCATTTTTCTTGATCTCTATAGCAAACTTGATGCTGAAGTAGATTTGGAAGAATCCACATCAGTACACATCGAGGCACCTTACAATGAGTGATAAGTTTCATGGATACATTGGGCATGTCGCAATCCTAAAAGATTGCGAACACCGCTCAGGTAAAATTTTAAATGGAGATGGTATTAAACTTACCATGCAATCGATTGACGGATCAGTGTTTGAATGCTATCATAGTAATATTGAGTATATTTGGAGCAAATGAAAAAATACAATGAAGATGCTCTTTTAAAAGAGCTGAGTGATTACATTTCTGGAACTTATGGACAACACTATTCTGCTGGAAACGACAGCATTCAAACGTTAGATCTAATTGAAGCATGTGGAGACGCTGAGGCATTCTGCCGTAGCAACATCCTCAAGTATGCTTCACGCTACGATCGTAAAGGCACTGCCCGTCGTGATATCATTAAGATCCTACACTATGCACTGTTGCTACTTCACTTTAACGACAAGTCTGCTAACACTGAACCCTATCCTCAATGAATAAAGTGATTTTATCTGAACAAACTTTGCAAGTATTAAAGAACTATTCTACAATCAATAGTTCTATTCTTATTCGTGGTGGCAATCAATTAAAAACTATTAGTGTTGGAGAGAATGCACTTGCTGAATTTACTTGTGAAGAAACTTTCCCTCAAACTTTTGGTATCTATGATTTAAACCAATTTCTTTCTGGTCTTTCTTTGTTTCAAAATCCAGTACTGGAATTTGCAAATGAGAGTTATGTAACTATCAGATCTCGTGGACGCTCTGCAAAGTATTTCTTTTCAGACCCTGAGATTACATTGAAGTCTGCTCCAGAAAAAAATATCAAGTTCCCCGGAGCAGATATTGATTTTAATATCTCTTGGGATGAAATTGAGTCATTGCGAAAAGCAGCAACGATTTATAATCTTACTGACTTAGTGTTTAAATCTGAGAATGATCAAATTAGTTTGTATCTTCGTGATTCTGAAAACGAAACTAGTAATGATTATTGTCAAACAATTGCTGGAGAGACAACTGGAGATCATGAACTAGTTCTTAAAATTGAGCACATTCGTCTTCAACCTGGAGATTATCATGTTAAAGTGTCGAAGCATCTTGTATCTGAGTGGCGTCACACTAGACTAGATCTTGTTTATTACATTGCATTGGAGTTTTGATGAGTAAAAAGTTTCTTTGGGTAGAGCAGTATCGTCCTAAAACGATCAATGATTGTATTCTTCCCGACAACCTAAAGAAACCTTTCTTAGGATTTGTAGAGCAGGGAGAGATTCCTAATCTGCTTCTCCTTGGGTCTGCAGGCGTCGGTAAGACTACTGTTGCTAAAGCATTGTGTGATGAGATTGGTGCCTCTTACATCCTCATTAACGGATCAGACGAGGGACGTTTCATAGACACTGTTCGCAATAGAGTCAAGACATTTGCTTCTACCGTTTCTCTAGTAGGTGGAGCATCACACAAGGTTGTCATTATAGATGAGGCAGATAATACTACTCATGATGTGCAACTCTCTTTGCGTTCTTTTGTTGAAGAGTTTCATAGTAATTGTCGATTCATTTTTACTTGTAACTTTCAGAACAAGATCATCGAACCATTGCATTCTAGATGTACAGTTGTTGACTTTAGAATTAATAAAAATCAAGAAGCAAAATTGCAGGAGCAATTTTTCTATCGTCTGAAAAATATTCTTGATGAGAATCAAATTGAATATGAAGATAAGATTGTTGTTAAACTAATTCAACGTTACTATCCTGACTGGCGTCGTCTAATTAATGAATCCCAACGTCACTCTGCATCTGGTAAGATTGAGACTGATGTTTTAGTTGACATCGCTGACATCAACTTAGATCATTTGATTGCTTCTTTGAAAAACAAAGAGTTTACAACTGTTCGTAAGTGGGTGATAGAAAATATTGACAATGATCCAAATATTGTCATGCGAAAAATTTATACAATCTTGTATGAAAACATTAAACCAAAGTATATTCCTGAAGCTGTATTGATCCTTGCTAAGTATCAGTATCAAATTGCTTTTGTTGCTGATCAAGAAGTAAATCTTTTGGCATGTCTTACTGAAATAATGATGGGGTGTGAGTTTCGATGAAAGTACCTACACATGAAGAACTAGTTCATCTTAAAATACAGGCAGCAATGCGAGAAAATGCTTTTCCTAAAGATGAGATGATGTATCTTGGTGAACGTGCAGGACACCACTGGTATCTTATTGCTGGAGAGCATGAAGTATCTGCAAATCAAATAGAAGATTTTGAAAATATCGATGAAGAAGACGACACCTGAAAACGTAAAGGAAGCAAATGAAGCATTGTTTCATGCTACAATGAACTTACCCCATGCTGCTGCTCATTGTGGAATGACAGAGCGTGAAATGAAAATGATCTTTCGTGAATACCTTAAATACCATGCCCCAGACTTTGAAATCACTGAAGACGCCACTTAGATATCCTGGCGGTAAAAGTCGCGCCTTGAGTAAACTCTTCCAGTATATTCCAAACCTGAAAGATTACACTGAGTATCGTGAACCATTCTTGGGTGGTGGATCTGTGGCACTAGAAATTGGAAAGCGATATCCACACCTAGACATTTGGGTGAACGATCTTTACGGACCACTCTACAATTTCTGGAGAGTGCTTCAAGATCAAGGACAAGAACTTCGTGATCAGTTGGTTCAACTTAAGCAACGTCATCCAGATCAAGTATCAGCAAGAGAATTATTCTTAAATGCTAAGGACATAGTGAATAATACTGAAATGTCTGACCTATCTCGTGCTGTTGCTTTCTACGTTGTTAACAAGTGCTCTTTTTCTGGTCTCACTGAATCCAGTTCCTTTAGCAAGCAAGCGTCAGATAGCAATTTCTCGATGCGAGGTATTGATAAACTTCCTGATTACTCCTTGATGATTAAGAAGTGGAAGATTACTAATCTATCTTATGGGGAACTATTCAGCGACAGCAAGTCAACCTTTGTTTATCTTGATCCTCCCTATGAGATTGGATCAAATCTTTATGGAAAGAGAGGCAGTATGCACAAAGGATTCGACCATGATCAGTTTGCTGCTGATTGTGATCGCTTTATCTCTCATCAACTTGTGTCATACAACTCATCGCAACTGATCCGAGACCGCTTCAAGAAGGAGTGGACAGCTGCTGAATTTGCACATACGTACACCATGCGCTCCACGGGGTGCTATAATACAGATCAAGCGTCTCGCAAGGAACTCGTCCTTACCAACTATGAAATGTGAAGTCACCCTCTTTGTAGCAGGTAACGTCTTTAAGGAACAGGTCATTGCTCGCAACTACGAAGAAGCAAAGCAAACTGCTATTGCTAGAAATCCTACCGCTAAGGTTGTTAGTGTAACTGCTAAATTTTAATTAATATGATTGTCCCTATGAGAGTATTAGGCAGTGGTCTTGTGATCATTGCCTACTTTATTATCCTCCATATGAATACAACACTTGGTGTCTTATTGCAGATGGTGGGTGATAGTATTTCAATTCCTTACTTCATAAGGACAAAATCATGGGATGTGGTTATCATGATTACATTCCTACTAGTGATCTCTATATCGCATTTGTTATGAATATCTTTGTTACCGATGAATCACCTTGGCAATCTGCTCAGGTTTTACCTGATAAGCACATCGTCAAGATGCCTCTGGAGACCTGCCAGATGCTCTCTATAGTCGCCTCAGACAAGTGGGGACATGGTTATGGTACATTGCCTAAGAAAGACGGCAACCCCTATGCTACAGAGAAGGGAGCGTTCCGCAATCACCCCTGCACTATCTGGGCAAACGAGACTGTAGCAAACTCTAGATGGTTGCTTGCTCATGGGTTTGCTCTCTGTAGTGAATATGCTGCTCGCTATGCAAAAGTTCATACTTGTTTTACTACACTTCAAGCTGCAGACAAAATCATTCCTGATGTAAGATGGGATGATCACACTCCCTTTGTTCGTGCAATGCCAGACGAATATAAGTTCGATGATAGTATCACAACTATCGAAGCATACAAAATGTATATCGCATCCAAACCTTGGGTGTCATCTAACTACCTTAAACTACCACATAGAAAACCAGAATGGATAAGCGTAAACTAGGAGACTATCTTTATTCTATCAATCAATCTAAGAAGAACTTGATGGATATTGATCCTGATTGTATTAAAGATTATCCTCCTTATATTGTTAATAAGTGTCTTTCTAGTTTTACTGATAGTATTCTGTTTGCCAATGAAATGAATAAGTTGAATTTTCTTGACAAGAAGATGCAATATGACTTTTACCTAAATAGTTTGAAACCAAGGAAGAGATTTTCTTCGTGGTTAAAAAAGGATAAGTTAGATAACCTTGAATTGGTAAAACGTTATTATGGATATAACCATAGTAAAGCAGAAGCCGCTCTTAGAATCCTAACTAATTCTGATTTGGATCATATTAAAAAATTATTAGATACGGGCGGCATACAATGAATGAAATCGAAATTCAGTGGCAACCATCAGATATGGTAGAGGTGGTTTTAAATGAACCAGATGACTTCCTTAAAGTTCGAGAAACGTTAACACGTATTGGTGTAGCTTCGCGAAGAGATAAGAAACTATATCAATCATGTCATATTTTACATAAACAAGGTAAGTATTATATCGTTCACTTCAAAGAGTTGTTTGCTCTTGATGGAAAGAATACCAATCTTTCATTGAATGATGTTCAACGCAGGAATCGTATTTCACAATTACTATCAGATTGGGGTCTGATTGGTATTGTTGATAAGACTAGAATTGAAGATATTGCCCCATTAAATCAGATCAAAGTTCTTTCTTATAAAGATAAAGGTGATTGGATTCTAGAGTCGAAATATAATA